CCTCTACCTGCTCTACCAGATCCTGCTTCTGGTGATTTTAATATATGTGCCCAAGGTAAATCTTCATTTTTTAATTCAACTTCATCATCAGGGTGATAACCCATAATTCTGACTTTTACTCGATTACCCCAACCATCTCCATTAATCTGCTTACCTTGTGCTTCCTCTGGTGCAACTTGACCGACCCACCACTTAAAACCATCTCTACCGAGAAAGTTACTTTGCATTAAAGAATTTTCAATCATTTTGCCTTCCTCCCAGTCGTATCTCTTGCCAGTTGTAGTTTTGTGTAAGAACCTTTTGAATCAAAATAATGAGTTAGTTTTTTTATTAAATACAAACCACTTTGAAATTCATCAGGTTCTTTTCTTTTTTGCTGGTCGATTCTAGGAAATTCACAATTAATTATATCACCTGCTATTAAGTTTGTATTTAATGGTACGGTCATTGTCAATATTTGCGTAAAAAGAGTATTATATCTCATCATAGCTTGTGAATGAATTTTAGCAGGATCTGCATTTTCATCCAAAGATACGTTTTTATCTGTTATTCCAATATCTAATATACCTGTTATATATCGACTAGGAACTGATGCTAAAGTTTTACTATCATTTGCACTTAAAGACGGAAGTGTAATATCTATGTCCTGACCTAAATTTTCAATCTTACCTGAATAATCTTCTAATTTAAATTCTTTTTGTGTATTAGGTGTATATGTAAAAGTAAGTGGATTAAAATAAGTTCGATTACTACAATACGCACCCCTTTCAAGATTTGCTATCAAGTTTTGGTTTTGAGAAGTTGAGAATGAAATTATTTTATAATCTTTTGTAGTATCATCTGTATCAACAATGCCTGGTGCATAAACATACTTCTCTGGAAAGGGATTAGTTCTGATAAGAGCATCTATAGATTTAAATCTATAACCCTTTTGAGTTTCAAAAAAGAAATACCCTGCTGTAGCATCTCTTCCAGAAACATTACCTGGCACTGACTTTGATGCTAACATTGTCAAAACAGTAAAAGGTTTTCTCATATTGCCAATAAATCCATATGGATTTTGAGTCTCATCTAAATCATACAATTTATCAGAACTTAAATAATTTTTTATTATATCTTCAACACTATCAGAAATTTTTTGTGATGATGGAAATTTTTTACCCACCCTTACAGTTTCATTGGTTATTGCTTCCCTAGAAATCAAATTTAATACAAACATCTCCCTTTCTGCATCAACATTCACATCAGTTATTGAACCGACATAAAAGTCATTGAATTCTAATCCATCATTATCGGCAGAGTTTCCAGCTACTTTTATTTCCACTTTCTCACCACCTCTCAATGGAAGTCCATTATATAATGATTGCATTTTACCATCTTCACCCTCAATCGAATTACCAGTGTTAACTACTACAAGTCTAGCAGTAATCATTGGAGAATATACATCTTCATAGTAATTAAAACTTATCACACCAGATTTTATATCAGCAGTCTTCGCACCATTTACTGATGTGATTGTCATTTTTTCGTATAAGGATTTATTTATTGCTGACATTATGTGTATTTAAGAGTTGAGGTGCTTTGCATTTTCATTAATAATTTTTCATCATTAACTTCTGGTATAGAACTAGATGATCCACTACCACTCATACCTCCACCACCAGATGAAGCAGTTTGCACTGGTTTCTCAATAATCATAACTTTATTCTTAGATTTTCTGTCTGTTTTTATATTTACTTCTTTTTTAGATGGATTTACTAATGATGATAGATTTACTTTTCTACTTCCATCTTGACCACCTTCAAAATCAGGATCATATGTTCCTACAGATGCAAGCATGGTGCTACTTTCAGGAGTAACACTTTGACTTATATTATCTACACTATCAGGTGTCCCTAAGAATGATGAACTCCGATTTCTATTTCTATTTCTTCCTGTATTTCTTTTTGGATATGATAATGCTTCTTTCTGTTTTTTCTTTAATTCGTCTGTTGGATCAGCAACATCTGCTCCACCACTAGGTGATGCTGAAGAACCACCACCTCCTCCACTACCACTTTCAGATTCAGTTAAGAATGATTCTAAATCACCTTGCACTCCCTCTACATCTTCTGCATCACCCTGAACAACTTCATCTTCCTCTTCTTCTTGACCTTCTTCAAGTTTATCACTAATTTGTTTTTTTAGTTCTGGGAGTCCAGATGGTTCTTGTGCCCCCAGACCATCTCCCATAGATAAATCTCCTTTTGCATAATCTTTACTTTGTGCCTCTTGTTTATTATCTAAATCGAAACCAGGTGGGTTAGGAAGACCATAACTTTCTGGTTGTTGAAACTCTGATGCTGCAGTGTTAAGTTCATTTCTAGCTTGTGCTAAACCTGAATTAGCACTTTCTAAACCAGATTCTACTTCTTTCTTTTGCGTTAAAAAATCAAATCTTAATAAACTTGATATTGCATTTTGCAATAAAGTTCCAATACCACCAAGAACAAACTTAATACCATCAACGAAAAGACTTAATATACCCGTGACTGACGATATTCTTTTTATTAAACCATTTATTCCTGAAATAATTTTTGGTAAATTTTGAATTGCCCAACCGATTAGTAAAATACCAATAAAATCTAACATCCTACCAAGAAAACCTCTGGTGCTCTTTGCTAAAATCGAACCTTGTGTTTTTGGTACACCTTGTGTTGATGATGCTTCTAGTTCATCTTCTCTATCTTTTCTTTTTATATTTTCTTGCCTTTTTCTAAAAAATAAATTATCGTTTCTTATCAATTTACTTTTAAATATATTTTTCTGTCTACTTGTTTTTATTGTCTCGTCAGCATTTTTCCTTGCCGATCTTAAACCCTCAGAAAATTTTTGAATAGAATCACCTATCGATTTTATACTAATCGATGATTTAAAAAGTGCATTTCTTCTAGACTGTATAGACATTATGCGTTAGCTCCATACTGAGATGCTGCATATAATGTATGAATATTGTCATCATTGAATCCAATATTAGGAACATTATTTGTTGCTTCTCCGCCCGAACCATCAGAAGCAGCATCAGATCCACCACCACCGCCACCTGCGATTGGGAATGAAAGAATCTCAGGTGCACCCTCTTCTAAACTTGAAACTTTTTCTGCTACATTATTTAATGATGTCTTATTAATAGGTGTAATTGATTTATCAACCATTCCACCCTTATTCAATGCTTCAAAGAAACTTGCACCAATTCTTTCGGTGGTTTCTTTTGTCATTACAAACTCACCAGGTGTAAGCATCGCTGGAACTACATCTCTATTTACTGAAGGACCACGAACTTTACCACCTCTTCTCATACCAACAACTTCTTCCAAACTACCATCTTCAAATGATAATTCTTGTAGTTCACCAGAATCACTTTCCTCATTTTTATCTACTTTAAATCCGAACAGTCTCTTGATACCATCGTATATACCTTTGAATATATCAGGACCTAAAAATCCTCCAATTAGTCCACCAATAAAGGCACCAGGTACAGCACCGACTCCACCAAATAAACCACCTATCGCAGCACCTACTGCAGTACCAGCTTTTACACCTGCAAGAAATCCTGCTGCACCTGCCAATGCTCTATCAATACTTTCACCAAACAAGAGAACATCAATTAAAAATGATCCAATAAAACCACCCTTACCTCTAAATGGTGCTGCTACCTTTTTAAGTAACCCTTTAAATCCTAATTTAGCACCAGTTTTAACAGCAGTTTCAGTTGTTTTTTTAGCAGTTGTCTTTGCAGCCGCTGAAGCTCCTTTTATTCCAAAAAATGAATTGAATTTTTCTGTAAGAAAGTCTACAGTCCTGTTAAGTACAAAAAAAGTTCCAACTTGACTTGCAAAGTCAGCAGCAGGATTATCAAATTTTGGTGCTAATTGACCTGACGCATATGCAAGAGTTCCCAGTCGTAATCCTCCTATGATTGATTTAAATGGAACTTGTAGTAATCCACCTCTTCCTAATCTCAATGCTGTAGATGCCAAAGCACCAACACCATTTAATATTGCTTTGAACCCTAAACTGACAGCGACCATTGTTCCACCAACGATCAATAATTGTTTTTGTAGAGTATTCTTTAATTGATTGAATAAATCAGTATTACCATCAGCACTTGCGTTAATCATATTAACGACAGTGTTTGTCAACCATCCACCTGCTAATATAAGGAAGAAATTAGTTAATCTTGATAATCCAAATTGTGTTTTTTGTGCTAATCTACGAACTGGAAATGTAAGTGCTTGTTGGATACGACTTTCTATCTGACTTTCTTTTCCCTCTCTTAATCCTTGCTCTGCTAATATCGCTTCACGGTTTCTTTTTGCTGCTTCTCTTTGTCTTTCTAAAGTATCACTTATTCCTAAATTTTCTTTGATTGCTTCTAGAGAACCATTTAGTCCTGCAACTTGTGATGAAATATTTGTTAACTGTGCTGAAACATTATTAAGTGCTAATGAATTCTGATTAAGTAAATTTGTTACCTGTGGATCTGGTTTAGCTTGAACAGGTGCTTGACGACCACCAAAAATGCTCGAAGATACAGTGCTTCTTACAGCTCTTATACCTCCTGTCAGTGGTGACGCTAATCCTTGTTCCTCATCCATTATAGACTATTTTGTTGTTGTTGTGCTTTTAAATTTTCTTCCTCAACATACTGTTGTAAAAGTGAAACATAAATTTCTCTCTCCCAAGGCATCATATTTTCAAGCTCGGTTAAGCTATATTTATGGTGCTGCATCAAAGCAAAATTCAATTTGTAGTATGACGCAAGATCTTCGTGTGCCATACTCACCCGAAAAAATTCTGTAGCCCCTCTAATACAATCTCACACTCTTTTTTAGTATTTGGATTTGTAACCTTAACTGTATGAGACAGTTTTGGCATTGTCTCAAAGAATTTTTCAATCAATTTAAATTGTTTTGAATTAAGTTGCTCTAAAAAAGTAGATAATTCTTTCTTAGTACAATCAGCAGAAGTCCAAGATTCTTCTTCCGAATACACTTGGTCAACACAAGATGCAATCAAATCAAATGTATCATCTACATTCATTTCTGTAGAAGTTGCAAAATTGTTTTTAATAAACTCATTTAATGATGGGTATCTCATTCTCAATGTGTATTGGTCATCGAGTTTGATATCCTTTTCATGTTCATCACTTTTTTGAACTTTGATTGAATCAATATTAATTAAAGCAGGTACTTGTGTTTTCCCATCATCTGGACAAGTAACCATCACTTCAATATCTTCTCCGACAGATTTACCTCGAATATTCAAAAACAAATACTCTATATCAAATGTTGAAAGTTTTTCAACTTTTATACCCTTTGTTAATATACAATGAGAAATAACATTCTTAACCGCATTTGCAATTTGTTTGGTATCTTGCGATTCCATTGCAAGAATAAGAATCTTCTCTTCTTTTACTAAAAAAGGTCTAAATTTTATTTTTCTGTTTGACGAAGGCAACACCAACTCGTAGGTTGGAGTTGAAATGGTTGGTAAAGGCATGATAATTACTACACTTCAGTAAAATTATTTATAGTGGTTCTGTAAACTTATTATAGCACAATTTAAATATTAGATGTCAAGTTCCTGCTATTTTGATATTGCTTTGTACTGTATTATTACCAATTAATGATGTGAACTGTCCAGCAGGAGTAGCATCATTTAAATATCTAAAAGTTGAACGTGCTGCCATTTCATTTAACTTATCATCTTTTAGTGATAGTCCATCTTTTATTGCATTTCCACGACCAAATCCCAAATCATTATACGCTCTTCTTAAATCTCTTGCAAGTGATGATGATTCACCTGAAATATATCGATCATAACTAAACGAACAAGTTGCTTTTAATACCTGTGAATTTCCGTATTGAACACGAACAGAATTTAATGACAGTGGAAATAAACCTATGAATCTATATTCTAAAAACTTTTCATGATCTCTCTCAAATTTTACAATAGTTGTGTCATTTGATTTGTAATCTTGTGGATAATTTAATTGAAAATAATATGTATCATTACCAGGATCAACTTGATTTCCACCAGTAATATACTCCATCCAATGTTCCAAAAATTTCATTGATTTATATTCATTATCTACATAAAATTCAAAATTAACTTGAGTAAAGTTACGGGTATGTGCAAATCTTTCTACCATACCTTGATAATCACCAGTAATATTTTGTGATGCTAATGCACTACCTGGTAGAGCAGCATTGTAGCATAATAATCCTACATTATCTGCAATAAATCTTGAATCTATACCCTTTCTTCTTAAATGTCCTCTTAATCCACTTGGTGGTAATGAAAATCTTACAAAATAATTTGATGTCTGAGCTACATTCTGTAACTTAGGCATTATATCTGATATTCCTCTTGGTCTCGGTGCTGGCACTCTAAATACAACTATAGTATAGTTATTTAGATGGCTTATAAGGGAAAATACTATCCATCCTTTCCCAGAAAGTATAAAGGTGATCCAACCAATATAATTTACAGGTCACTTTGGGAAAGAAAATTCATGGTGTATTGTGATAAGAATAATAAAATATTAGAATGGGGTAGTGAAGAAATAGCACTACCTTACATTTCTCCACAAGATAATCGTGTTCATAGATATTTTCCCGACTTTTATATTAAAGTACAAGAAAACACTGGTAAGATAAAAAGATA